AATGTGGAGAATAATGAGGTGTTCGTTAACGAAAAACTAAAGAGATTGAGCCAATTGGTACAGGAGAGAGTCTTTGATTCTACTGCTGTACCTTTTGTTTTAGATTTAAAATCAACTTCTGGTGTTGTATTCCAAAACGGAAACATCCAAACTAAATTAATTTCAACTGTTTCTAAACTCGGCACTGACATGACTAATCGTTTTAACTTTAGATGGATTAGAGAAAGTAAATATGGAACTAACGATACAGAATGGAACAAGTTACATGAAACTGCCACAAGAGAAATAACAATCACATCAAATGATGTTGATAGAGAGGCTACATTTATATGCGAAGCTTTAGAAAATAACAATGTTATTGCTAGAAATTCAATCGTAATTAAAGACTTTATTGTTAATAAGTCGATAAGCCCAACACCTCCATCAAATCCTAGTGCTGGAGATTTATGGACGGATACGAGTATTCCGGGAAAAGAAGTTCCTAAAATTTACTCTAACGGAGAATGGAAGCCAGTTCTTGATAAAGACGATAAAGAGCTGGAGCGTCTTCAAAAACAATTTGAAGATCGTAACAGAGAACACGCTAACCAATACGCCAAGGTCATGGAGATTATCAATAAATCTCAAGTAACAGAAGACACATTCAGAGATTTAACTGGGAAATTTAGTAACTTGGAAGAGTCTTATAAACGAATTCAAGAGACTGCAGAGGAAATTCGAGGATTAGGCCAACGAACAAAAGCAGTAGAACTTAATTTGGAGCAGTCACAGTTGTTGATTAATACGCTGGCATCTAACTTCAGTCTTTCCGAAGATGGTTTTTTACTTGGAAAAAATGGTAGTAAGTTACAGATAAGAATGACAAATGAACGCATGGAATTTATCGATTCTGGTCGAGCGGTGGCTTATGTTTCTGGCCAAACAATGAACATTGTGAGTGCGACATTCTGGAATTCCGTTACTATTGCTAATCATATTTTTGAGCGATTCAATGAAGAGTTTACAACGATATCGTACGTAGGAGGTGCTTTAATTGGCAAAAATATCTAAGGCAACTAGTAACGGATATGTTCGTTTAGTATTAGAAGTCAATGAAACAGCTACAAGCATCGAGAACAATACATCTACTGTATCATGGCAGTTGTGGTTAGAACGTGGAAGCACTTGGGCTTTTGATTTAAACGATGAGTCACTAGCAGAAGTTGAGATTAATGGACAAAAAGCATTAAGTAAGTACGTTAGCTTTGATTTGAGAAATTCGCAGTGGGCTACATTTGGCAGTGGAACAATGACCGTACCTCATAACGAAGACGGAAGTAAGAGTATTGCTATTGGGGCTAGGCTAACTAATGTATCTAATTTAGGTGATATCAGTTGGTTTAGCGGGACAGTTACTCTATCTGATATTCCACGAGCTAGTGCTATCCAATCAGTTACATTTACAGAACTTGGAAAGCCAGTTATTATAACTATTGATAAAAAAGTGGCGGATTTTAGTCACCAAGTTTGGTGGCAAGTGGCTGGTGGCGGTTGGATTGATTTAGGAAAGAATCATGATACGAGCGCACAGTTCACAGTGCCAATCGAATACGCTAATCGTATTACTAATAGTGTAACTGGGACGTTGGATGTATGTGTTCGTACTTTTCAAGGTGATACTAGAATTGGAGAAGACGCCTACTTAAATGGGACGTCTATTTTAGTACCCGAAAATATTGTTCCCACATTAGAAAATGTTTCGACTAGCGAGCGTACTGCACAATTAGCGGAATTCGTTCCAAAAGGAAATTTCGTGAAAGATAAGTCAGTTATTAGATTGGAAGCAGTCGGTGCTAAAGGAGCTTACGGCTCTACGATTGTATCCACTGAGTTATCTTTAGGAAATTTGGTCATACGAGCGTCTCAAGGAGACTTTCCAGCAAATACTAGTGGGACTGTAACTGCTACAGCTAAGGTAACGGATTCGAGAGGACGAATAGCTACTAAATCTATTCAAATTCATGTAGCTGATTACTATGCACCTAAAATTTTAGCATTTCTTGCTAATCGTGCAGGGAATGGGACGAATAAGACGATTATCTCAACGGTATTGGCAAATGTTAGTCCGGTGATGATTAATGGCACGAATATTAATCGTTATACGCTCAAAATTCAATACTCTGAGAAAGGCACAAATCGATGGATAGATGCGGTTAATCTAACTGAGGAGACAACAGAAGTGATTAATCGGCAAATTAACTCAGGAGCTTTCTACGCGCTTGATAAGCCGTACAACTTAAGGTTAGTTATTCAAGACAGGATAAGCGACTTAGCAGATTCGATTATCTTAGTGCGATCGTCGGAAGTATTGATAGCGCTTGGAGATGGTCGAATTGGTTTTGGTGGGTTTCCAGAACTGAAAAATCAAAACGAATTTTTTAAAGCGACAACGATGCACAACTCGTTAAACGTTGAAGGCGGAATGATGTCAAATGGTAAACCTATTCAGGAGTTCGCGGACACGGATGAAAACGGTAAATCCGTACGCTTCAACGGAAATTTGAATAACTTGCGGACAGCAGGTGGATACCACGCTTTTGGTGTTCAGAGCAATCCATCCGGAACTAATAACTATGGCTATGTGAATGTGATTACTCACAGCACAGATAACGGATATTGCGTTCAATTCTATGTGCCATTCAATTCAGATCAGTTATATATGCGTAGATGCGATACGAATAGATGGACAAATTGGACTACTGTTATCACATCAAGTTTAGATACTGGTTGGAGAAGAGCGGATTTGCAGAGAGGCTGGCAACACTACGGTGGAGAAGATAGAGACGTGGAATTTAAAAAAGATTCAAATGGTAAAGTGTGTATTAGAGGTAGTTGCAAAGGTGGTTCTGGTGATTCTGGAGCATTCTTCTATCTTCCAGAAGGATATAGGCCTAGCAAAAAAGTATATTTTACCGGAATTCATGGTAATGGCTCCTTATTTTACGGGGGCATTACATCTTACGGTATGGTATACAATTCTCAATCTGTAAATAACGGATGGGTATGTTTAGACGGAATTTCGTTTGATATTTAGGAGGTAAAAATATGGAATTGGAACAAATTAAAAATAGAATTACTGCATTAGAAGCGAAAGTAGCTACTAAGCAGGCAGATATTAATCGTATGAATGAAGAAAAAGCACAATACGAACAAAAAATTCAAAATCTTTCAGAAGATATTCAACGCTTAGAGCAAGACAATTCAAACAAGCGTGAAGAAATCAAAAAATACAAAACGGTTGTAGAAGTTATGGAGTTGTAGCAAATGGTAGATTTCAAAATATCTGATGTAGAATTTCATGTATTATCGATGCATCTTCAGAATCTCATGCGTAGCCCATACATTCAAATCTTGTTTTGGTTGATTTGCTTTGATGTTATCTCTGGATACATCAAGGCTTTTAAATTAAAACGATTTGATAGTAAGACTAGTACGAACGGACTGCTACGGCACGCTCTAGTTTGTGCAGTTGTAATCGTAACTGCCGTATACGCTAGAGCTTTAGGACATCGAGAAATAGGCATTACGACATGCCTATTTTTTATTTTTAGCTATGCGGTGTCATTAGCTGAAAATTGGGAAGCGCTAGGTTTGCCTTTCCCAGAAACAATCAAACCGTATCTAAAAACGATGCGGAAACAACAAGAAAATAAATTTAAAAAAATTACAAATAAGGAAGAGGTTGAATAATTATGGAACAATTACAAGCAACAATCATCAATGGAATCGTGAGTATTTTAGTCGTGTTAGTTGGTTTAGCATTTACTGGATTGAAAGGATTCATCCAAACTAAAGCAAGCGAATTAAAAGCAAAAACGGATACTAAGAACTATGAACTAGCTAAATCAATCACTCATACTGTCGTTAACGCAGTGGAACAAATTTTCAAAGATGTTCACGATGCAAGTCAAGACAAATTTAAAACAGCTTTCGATAATTTGACAAAGGAATTAGAAAAAGCTGGAATCAACTTAGATGACGAATCCAAGAAAGTTTTGATTGAATCTGTCGTGAATGGATTCAATGAATTAAAGAAGATTGAGGGATAAGAATACGGATTATAGAGGGCTCGTTGTGAGTCCTCTTTTGTTTATAGGAGGTAAATATGTTCACATTAAAACAAGCAATCAATTTTTCAAGAAATTTAGCCGATAATAATATTGGTGTTAACTTCGATGGTTGGTACGGGTGGCAATGTTGGGATTTAGTCGCAAAAGTAATATATGAGGCTACTGGAATAGTAGTTAATGGGAACGCGATTGATTTACTTGATTCTGCTAAAGCACAAGGGATTGATGTCGTTTACGAAGCTCCCGGAGTTGTCGCAAAAGCTGGAGATATATTCGTAATGTCTGTTACCGGTTCCCCTTACGGGCATACGGGCTTAGTTATTGAGGATTCGGATGGAATTACACTCAAAACGATTGAGCAAAACGTTGACGGTAATTGGGACTACTTAGAAGTAGGTGGCCCAGCTCGTTATCGTACACGTTCATATACTAGTATGGTTGGATATATTCGTCCAAACTATGCTACTGACTCCGAAACAGTTCAACGTACTAGCGGTTGGGTTGAAGACGAAAAAGGATGGTGGTATAGAAATGTTGATGGTTCTTACCCTAAGGATAAATGGGAAAAGATTAACGGAAGTTACTTCAGATTCGATAACAATGGATACGCTCTTGAAAATACTTGGTTCAAGGATGATAAAGGATACTGGTATTGGTTAAAGTCGGGAGGATACATGGCTGTTAGTTGGCAAAATATCAACAGTAAATGGTACTATTTCAACAATGTTGGAGAAATGCAAACAGGTTGGATTCAATACTTCGACAAGTGGTACTATTGCACGGAATCCAACGGTGACATGGTATCCAAAGAAGTACGAAAGATTGATGATAAGTTCTACTATTTCAACGAAAATGGTGAGATGTTGGAACGTGCAGCAGTCTATGTAGACGAAAACGGTGCGATGCATTTCGAATAATAATCAAAACAAGCCTACCTTAATTGGTAGGCTTTATTTTTTTGCATTTTTTCAAATTATTTTTTAAAAAAGTATTGACATCATATGTCATATGGCATATAATATAATTGTAAGGAGGTGATGGAATGGAAGAAAAAATCACAACTCTAGTAGCAATCGTTGGGATTGCGGTTGCAATATCAAAAGAAGCTAGAGAGTGGTACAAAGCCACAAAAAAAGAAAAACGACAAAACCCAACCCGCAAAAGAAGGATATGACGTTTTTCAAGAGGGGAAGGATAACTTCCCTCCCCTCAATTATACTATATAGAAAGAGGAAATCAAGATGAAACACATTATTATTATTTTAGTAGTAGTTTTAATCGTTTGGTATTCAGGAGGGAATAAAAATGACAATTAAATGGCAAGGAACAGATACCAAAAATGTTCTTAAATGGAATGTCGAAGCAGAAAGTTATTATGAACTTTTACAAAAACTAATAGAAAAAGGTCTAATAGACAGCTATACAGATTTAGAAGGATTTACATTCCAAGAATTACTAGACTATTCAGAAGAATTGCGAACTTTAAAAAATAACGATAATATTGAATTACTATACAATTATGATTTTGAAAATCTACTCAAATCATTAACTGATAACCAAATTCGTAGCATTATAGAAGCAAATAATGGAATGGCTTATTATCAAACATTTACCAAGGAGTAATAGAAAATATGTTAAGAGCGGATGAAGAAAAAATACTATGGTTATTTGAAAATTATTCAGGTTACCGAATCGCAAAAGAAAGTGGTATCTCACAATCCATCATTGCAAGACTAATAAATGGAACTAGAGAATTGAAAAACGTTTCATTTGAAACAGCAAGTAAACTAAATGAATGTGCAGAGAGGTTTATAAAA